CTGGCCGTTTTATTATAGATAGAGTTGAGAGACGGATAAATTTCAGCATACGCACACCCCACCGAGTTGCAGAGTAGTGTGCGCCTTTCACGAACTTGGTAACAGAACGTGTCCGCTGAATTCGCATCGGGGATCTTGACGTTCTTAGCGTTCTCATCAAAAGGATTGATGTGAGCAGAGACGATAGAAACGTCAGTAGGATCAGACCGATAAGTAAGTCTCCGGGATCCCGCAGCTCTTTTACGAAGTTGTTTCCTAGCCATATTGCGGATATTGTGTTAGTAGTTGTATAGTTGATTAGATGAATAGTGGATTGCGTTGATGTTTGGTAACTTGATATGATAGTGTTTTCGTATACCCGATCGGTCTAGATCAAAATTTATTACAGTTTTACTGATCTGTTCTTCAACGAGTCGCTGGTAAGTTGGGGGCCAGCCAAAAGCCTCCCAGAAGCTAATTCTGGCCTCATCTGAGATAACTATTTCATCCCCAGATAAGTTTTTGGCTAAATAACTGGCTCCAGACCTACTTGTCCAAGGATGGAGCCCAAATGTTCCATCTCCAGACCGTACAAGGGCCTTATACCATTCGTATAATACGGGGACACCAGCTGTCAAAGCAAGACCACAGCGGCCAACATCATTGGACCACTTTTTCCATGCTGCAGGTGATGTCAATGGCAATAAGGATACACTATCTTTGGCCAAACATAGTGGGAAGTTCCTAACCATGGTCCACCCACGGCTAGTTAGAACAGGTTTAGATTGACAAAAATCAATCTTTTCCAGTTGATAAACTGGTTGTTCAATTTCAAACCAGTAGCCAGCACCTTTCATAAAATGGTGTAAATTGTGTGTCACTTTTTCAAGATCACTCTTTTCGAAGATGAGAACACAATCATCACCATTATTTATTAATCGGTATCGTATGTCAAAGTTCTTGCAAAAGTCATTAACCAGCGAACAGGCAATCACACATGTACCTAGACCAGTGTTCATGTCACCAGAACACCTAATCTTAATGACGAACTTGAGCACTGCACTAGGTAAGTACGCCCTACATTTGGAGCGTAGTTGCCAGGATAGCAGCTCTGCAAGCTCTTGTCTTTGGTACCCGTGATACCCACACTTGTAAACCCGATGCTCATATTTCAGTGCTGGGTTATTAGTGTGCTGGTCAAATCTTTTCGCGTCGAACGGTATGGCCACTGGGTTGGAAAACTCCCCCCACGCTTCTGCAATGGCTGTACCCACCTGTACAGCATTGAGACCCTTCATAACCGTAGTGCCGCCACACATACGGTTGAGCACTTTATAAAGTGCTCCTTCTAACGGTTTTATATAGAGTCCAAGAGCGTAATTGTACCTCGGATCAC